GATTGCAGCTCTAATCACTGATGCGTTAAAACGGTTTTGCTCTCCGCCAATAGTCATGTGTGCGTCAAACATCATTGTTAATTCGTCAAGCAAAATGCTGTGGTCTGGTGGCTCTGGTCGAGCAACATAGTTTGGTCGCACAATGTCGTTAATCATTTCGTTATAAACTTTGCCAAGTTTGTCGCTGTAAGTATCGGGATACATCTGTCGGGTCTCCTCTGTTATGCCTGTTTCGGGATATTGGTTGTCGGTCATGGGTTGGGCAGCGCCCATGCCGACCAGCCAACTTTATACCAGAGGTGTAACGCGGCACGAATATTTACATCTGGATAAAACAAATCGTCAAGTTTGGTTATGTAACCCTCATTAATAAGCCATAACTTATGCGTACCGTTCACTTGTAGTAATCCTCGACTGCCACCGTTGCTGTCTCGGCTGTTAAACGCCAACGGGTTGCATCGTGACTCTCTAAACATGACGCGCGCCAGCATTGGTGCTTCGGTTGCAGGCCAGCCAGCGGTAATGGCATCGGCAACATACTGGGCGCATCCTTTGGGCACGGTCATGGTTGGTGCGGTTGTTGTCGGTACAACACTGTTAAGCACGGTGGTGATTTGTATGCCTTGAGGAATTTTTGGTTCTGGTGGTTTGCTGGCATCCCACAACAACACAAACGCCGCTAAGCCAGTAACTAGCCATGCACCTATTTTGATAGCAAAATATGTCATTATTTTTTCTCCAGTTGGTAAGGCGTTTGCCATGAGTCGCCGATTGCATCCTTAAACGCAATTTGTGCGTGTAGCACTTTGTCTGTCTCTGGGTCACGGAATATCTGCACCAAAACCATTTGCTGGCTATCTAGGTGCGTTGTGTAAACCTCGTAAATGTATGTTTTTGCGTCTGCCATTGCATCTCCCTTATCGTCGGTGTTTCCACCATAGGGCATCACTGTGGCAATTCGGTGAATACTCTTTTAAACGCTTGCTGTATAAGGGTTACGGGCTGGTTGACGAACGCTGGTGATACTTCCACGTGCAGCCAATCGCCACCCGGCGCACCGTGTATTTCGGGTTTGCTGTACGATTTCCAAGCTTGTCGGTCGCAACGCCAGCCGCGCCCAAATGCTTTAGGGAAATAATCGAGTACGCACTCAACACCTAATTCGTTGGCGTGGGCTAACACAATGTTTATGAACGCAATAGTGCCTTTACGGTTAGCGGTGTCGTGTTGCTCTGACGGTCTGTATGACAAGTCAACTGCTCGACCAGTTGCATGCACACTTAACGATGTTTCGCTACCGCGCATGTTGCGTACGCCCCAACTGCCGTTATTCCAAAATGCGCCCGCACCGTATTTGATTGCTTGACGTATCCATTCATCCATGCCGGGCAGTGGGCCGGCTGATGCGCCGTCACTGTTGCCCGTGTAAGGCCGTGAGCCAACGATTTTAGGGTTGGCTGGAATTATCGCCATTGGTTGGTTCTATGGGTTTGCGTTTCAGGCCGTTGGCGGCAACTAAGCCAGAAAGTGTGCCAGTCATAAAGACGGTAAGGGTTGAAAGTAGGTCTATAAATTGGGCGTCGTTTGGTGATTGCTCAAGTGGCTGGGTAACAAAAAGTAGACCGTAAACAAAGCCGATGACAGTAAGTGCGAAAGTGACTGCAATAGTGCAACCAACAAACACAATCATGCGCGCGTGTAAGTGTTCTATTTCTGCTCGTTGTTTATCCATTGCTTACCCTTTCGCATTGTGCAATAGTCGAGCATCGTGTAAGCGCGCTGTTCTTTACTTTTACAGGCGCGTTCATTCGTGTTGTTTCGCAAGCGGTCAGGACAAGTGCAAACATCAAACTAAGGCTCAATCGGCGCGACAGGCTCATAAAAGTTGTCTGTTGGATAATCGTAGGTATAACCAATTCCTGCGTAAGTTTTGGATGGGTCATCTATGTAGGTCTGCACCCATGTGCCGGGGTACAACTCTGGGTTTTCTGCCATGTATTCGGCGCTCACTACGCGTACATCGGTAACGATGTTGTTGCTGTCAATTTGTGCAAAATAGGTTGTCATGACTTAAACCTCACATAAATAATCGCGCTTCCACCAGCACCGCCAACAAAGTTGCCGTTGCCACCACCACCGCCAGAAGCCGTATTAGCTGCCGCTGCACTGCCTGTAGTTGTGCTACCTGCACCGCCCACTGATGAGCCACCAGCGCCGCCAGCAGTTGAGCCGCCACCGCCGCCGCCGCCGCCCTTAAATAGTGCGCTATTGCCAATAAAGGCGCTTACATCAAAACCTGCACCACCAGCGCCGCCAGTAGTTGTTACAGCGTCAGCGCCTACAGCCGTAGTTCCTCCACCGCCACCGCCGCCGCCGTTGTTTACGCCTGCACCACCGTTATAACCAAAGTTTGTATTTAGCAAGGTAACGCCTGCAGTTCGACCTGTTTGTCCTTGTGCGCCGCCGCCAGTACCACGCGATTTGTTTTCCATTGATAAAGGCCCGTCACTTATGCCGCCGCCGCCACCAAGAATGTTTGCGACTGTGCCAAAAGTAGACAAAAAACCTGGTGATCCGGAAGTATCGACTGCACCACCAGCACCGCCAGCGCCAACAGTAAGCGACTGGTTAGCAGTTAAATAAAGTGTGGTTTGTAATTTTGCACCTGCACCACCGCCACCACCAGCGCGAGTAGTGCCGTTTTGACCGCCAGCGCCGCCACCGCCGCCACCAAACATCAACACATCAAAAAAACCTGCTTTAGTTACAGTAAGCGTGGCATCAGAAGTAAAAGTGAGCAGCGTGTAATTTACGCCGCCAACCGTAATGCTTGAACTAGAACCACCTGTTGCAGCGCCGTAGGTCGCTGCCTGTTGGCTAAAAAAAGTTGCGGCGCTAGCACTTTGGAAAACTAGCGTGCCACCCCCATATTGCGCTAACGCTAAAGATGATGCCGTAGAAACTGTTGCCGTACCAGCAGTAATTGTGCAAGTACCTGCGCCCATGTTCTGTATCCAAACAGTGTCGCCAGCCGCAAAAATACCTGTGTTAACAGTAATTGTCGTACTTGATGCATTAGTCATCTGCACGCGCTTGCCAACATCACCAACCACAAGCGTATAACTAGCGGTCTGGGCGTTTATCGGCAACGTGGTAATGGCATTAAGTTGCGATGCGGTCAATACAGCACCACTAACAAACGGGAACGGTGTAGTCATAGTTGTAGATTATCCTAACGCATTAGTTGAGTCGATGATGCCATAAGTGATGTCATCAAGTATCAAGTCCGACAGAATGATTGTTGGCGATGTCCACAAGCTCATGCGATGCCCGGTATTCATGTCAATAACGTGGTCGATGCCTTCAACCGTTAAATCTTGTGTAACGGTCGTAGGTGTACCAGATGCAAACGATTTAGTTACCGTGACTACTTGCCCAATTTCTATGGGCGCAAGCGTGTTTTTTTGGGCATCAGTCAAACTGGCAAACGTGGTTGACACGTTAGTAAAACGCGGTTTAGGTATCGGATACAGCAAGTAACTTGCAAGCGTGGCGGCCTGTGCGTCGCTTGATAACAGGCTGTCGGTAATTGCTTCGGTTTGCTTAAAATACTGGCTAATAGATGCCGTGTCGCTGGCGTTTTGTAACGTGCCGCCCTCGATTGTGATGTTGCTGTTGTTAATAACCGATTGCTGGTCAAATTCCACCACAATGTTGTCGTACGGCGTAGCGGTATTGGTGTCGTTAAAAATGACGGTAGGCGCGGCAAGGGTTGTGCCGATGCGTGGCTGGGCGGTTAGGACATTGGTACGGCTGCAAAAAATACGGCCCTGTTCGGCTTGCTGGATCCGGTTTAGGTAGGCGTTGACGTTCGTGCCGCTAGGGATGCTGTAATCCCCTAGCGTGGCTGTAGGGCTGGCTGTAAGACTTGTAGTGCCTGTGTACGCTGCGGCCGTTAAAACGCTTGTAATGCGCGCTGACGAGGTTTCTACGCTGGTAGCCGTAGCAGGCAAAAACCCTTGTGACAGCACATAAATGTCATCGGCAGCAAATATCTGGTAACTGGTCAAACCGCCCAAATTGTATTGCTGGTTATATGTCGTGACTCGACCAGTAAACAAGTATTCGCCGTTACGACTCAACCGAATTTGACGCAACGGTGCTAAACCCGGCTGTTCTGTCAACTGGTTGTAATACGCACTAGATGTGTTTAACGGGTCATAGGCACGGTTTGTGTTGGGCACGCTGATACTGACTGACATTGTGCCCGGTCCAAACACGTCTAACGGTTTGTGTCTGCCTCGACTAATACCAATGTTTTGCACTACGGGCGTAATGTCCACATAATCTGTGCCGTCGCCGTCTAACACCGCTGTGCCGTTAAGCGTTGAGTCGTCAAGGTAAAACGCTGATGAGTCGTAGCCCGTTGACAGCTCTAGCAGATACGTGCCGCCAGTGACAAGGGTTGTTGCGGCCATTACCTAATCGCCAGATTGAGTGGCCCGTAAACTTGTGTGTATTGCGTAAGCGCGTCAACAACGGATTGACCGATTTGGGCGCTGGTAGAAATACCGCCTGTCACGTTAATGATTACGTCTGGGCGGTTTGCCATTCGGTCTTGGATGCCACCTACATAACCAATAGGGCCGTTAACGGGCGCGTATGACGGGCCTGCATACCGCCGCCAGCACCACCAACGCTAGGCAACGGTGCTTCAGGTGTAGCAATTACTGGCGTAACAATTCCGCCGACGCTTCTTGCTGGATTTGGCGGGGCAAAAATACCAGATTTGCCGCTTGGCGTATATTCGCCAGTGCCAAAACTTGGTACAGGTATTTTAGGAAAGGTTGGCATTGGCACGTTAGGTATTTCACCAAACTTTGTTGGGTTCAAAAAATTTATTGCGTTAATCGCATCATTCACCATTTGGTTAATACCGCGTGAAACCAATTCAACTGCGCCCAAAACACCATTGCCAATTGTGGCTACTGTTGCGCCAATAAAACGCGCAAAATCTTTGAACGGTTGGATAGTTTCTTTAATGGCTGTTGGGCCTTCCCTAAACAATTCGTAAAATGCTTGCAACGTAAGTGCTGCAATACCAATGCCAGTTGCCAAAACGCCTACTGATGTTTGCAAACTCGTAAACGAGTTAGCCAATAATGTGTTTGCTATTTCTACGGATTTTACTGTTACGGCATATACACGCATGGCAAGGTTTGCTGCGACAATTGCGCCAGCCAAACTTCCAACAACACCCATTAAAACAATGATTACTTGTGTATTTTCGGCCATATAATTAGCCACGTTGTTAAGTATTGGCAACATCTTTTCCATAATTGGCAAAAATACTTTGCCAATACTTTCTTGCAATTCGCCCATTGCAATACCAAAGTTTTTTGCACCGCCTTCAGCCGTGTTAGCAAACGCTTCCGCAGCACCGCCTACGGTGTTGTTAAGCACTTTAAGAATGTCATCGGCGCTTGATGACTTGTCAATCAAATCTTTTAGAGATGGGTCAAGCTTTACCAATGCAGCAGTTTGCCCGGCAAGCGCTTTAGCCACAGCCGTGCTAGCCGTTTCCATGTCAATGTTTTTTGCTGTAGCTAAATCGGCAGTTACCGCCATTGCCTTTTGAGATAACTCCAATGACCCTGTAGCTCTGACCAGATTAGCTAATGCTGGTCTTAACTGGTCATCGGCCATTGCTGTTTGACGTGACAGTGTGCTAATAAAATCCTCTGCCGCTGCTACTTGCGCGTCTGTGGCTTGTGTCGTTGCTTTAAGTTGTCGAGCCAATTCAACTTGTGCTGCTTCGTCTGCCATTGCCGCTTTTGTAGCAAAACCTATTTCAGTCGTTAACGCCCCCAGTGCCGCTGCAGCCGGGACAAACGCTTTTTGAAGCGCAAATCCACTTTTAGCACCAGCTCCTTCTAACTGACTAAATTGCTTAATTGCTTTGTCAAGCCCTTTGCCGTCATACTCCGCAATAATTGGAATTGTCAGAGCCATTACTTAAGCCCTCGTTGTATTTCGGTTTGAGTTTTAGTAATCATATTTTCCATGTCGCGTTCAACAGCTTTGCGTGCCCGATACACGGCTGGCCCGATTAGACGTGTACGGCCTTCACCCACAAACCCTAATTGGTCGCCTAATTTGTTTGCGTTTGCACGGCCAGCGGTTTCAAAAATTGCTGCTGCTGGATTGCTTTGCTCAATCAAAATTACGCCAACTGCGCCTCGACGTGTATCAAATTTAACTCGCACGCCTTTAACGGCATCTGCAACAGTAAACGGAAAGTTTTTACGGTTTCGACCCGGTGATGTCCAGTTATATTCCATGCCTGACAATGGCACTTCAAAGTAAGAGTTTTGCGCGGCTTTTACAGCTGGCGCTGCAATAGCAATAGCATCGGCTTTAAAATCCTTTTGTAATTGTTTGTCAATTTTGCCTAATTCGTTAATTGTGTCTTTAACGCCTGCGACTTGAATAGTTGTAGAAATCATCAGCGTTTACCTTTGGTCACGGTTGTTTAATATCGTAACCACTGTAAGCAAGTCGCGCGTGTCAAACTCGATTTGCGTTGGCCACCACCCTACTGCCACCAGCATTTGTGCTAGTTGGTGTCGGTAAGTGCCAACGCCGTAGGGTTTGGGTTTGTCTCGTCAATAGATGTTAAATCCATGTCAGGATGTTGTTTAACCCATTCACGCCAGTTGTCTGGCACTGGGTCGCCAGCGAGCTTGCACAAGTGATATGCCCAACAAGCCAAGTCGCTGTAGCCAATACCTTTACCGTCTGACACTTTGCGGTTCTCGGTTTTTTCCCATTCACATACCACAAACATATTTGTGGTCATAATGCGTTTGCCGCGACCGTCTTGTAAATCCAATTCCAATTTAACTTTCATCATGCCTCTTTCGTGTCGGGCCGTTGTCGGCTCTGATTATGCTGTTGCGACGCTGTAAACCCCACCCTGAAATGTGATGCCGCCGCACACGTCGAGCGCGCCCAACGATGACACGACGAGAGGTAGAGTGCCCATGAACGCACCGGTCAGTGTGTGTTCTGGATTGGTTGCCGATGTTGCGGCGCTGGTTGGTTTGATTTTGACGGTGACTTGAGTGCCAACAAGAGCCTTGAGTGTGGCATAAGTGCTGGAAGCCGCATACGAGTTGTAGAGGTCAACGACCAGCGATGAGTTTTCCAAACCGCCAACAAATGTGCGTGCCGTATTTGACATGTTTGTTGACTCCAACGCATCAAACGTGCGTGTCAGGTTTGCGCTTGAACATTCGCCCGTGAGGTCGACTGAGTTAATTGTGACTACCGCATTAGATAGAAAGGTGGATGTGCTTGCCATGTGGGTTACTCCTCGTTCGTGTCTGTAATAGTTTTATCAGATTTGGTGGCTTTAGATGTGGATTTGATAAAACCGCCGTCAATGAGCGCCTGCACGTTTATGCCGTTGTCTGGCACAAACTCTGTGCCTACTTCGCCTACAGCCTCGTGAGTAATGGTGTATTTCATGCGGTTTGTGCCTGAATGTTCATAGTCAAATCGTAACACGGAAATGATGCGCCACCGATTTCTAATGTGCCGGGTTGACCAGACAGTATTGCTACACCAGCCGCTAAAACGGTTGCTGTGATAGCGAGGATGTCACGCAACACTGGCAACCCTGCAGGGCCTGACCCAACAATTTTTATAGGGAATTGCATTGTCACAATGTTGCCGTTGCCACCAAAAGTAGTAAAACTAGGCGCTTGTAAAAACACGCAATTAGGCACAAGTTTGGTGGGGTCAGTGACCACACGCAAAGTGCTAACGGCTGTCAACGTGGCGCTGATGTCGTCTATGGCCTCGTTAAATAAATCGGTGTAAGCCATTAAGCAACCGCTGGTCGAGGGATGCCCAACAATTGCTTAACTATCGGTGTCAACGACTGCTGGGTTGGCGTGCCCATAGTGTCAAACGCTGCGTAAGCCGTTTCTATTGACCCTCGACTACGCCACAGAGCTGCACCGTACATGAGCGTGCCTAGCGTGGCATCTGTGCCGGGCGATGTGCTTAACCCGTCGTGATAGCCAGACTCTTGACGGCGACGATAACAAAATACGTTTGATGCGTTTGTCGCTTGTGTTGCCAACGTATAGTCATCTGACGGGTTGCTGATAGTTACACCCAAATATGTCACCAAATCGGCGACACTAATCCACGTACATAACTGTGTGTAAGTGACCGTGCCAGCATAAGTAATTACATACTCGACATCGCTACCAGTTGCCGCATAAATAATTTGATTAACGCGCGGCACGTTTACATCAAATTGAAATTCGCCTGTTGTTGAGTCAACACCCGTAAATTCGTATTGCGGTAAATCCAACACTTTAAATGTGCCGTTAAACGGTGATGCTAAACCAGCAACAGTGATGTTTTCACCCAACGCAATATCGGTTGGTTCTAACGTGCTAATGCACGCGTAGTTAGAAATCAGTTGTTTACTGGCCGTTGTGTAAGTTGACATGGCGGTTAAGCCGCCTCTCGACTAGGCCTGTGTGATTTTTTGAATCATGTTGGCATTTGCCTTGAATGTGCAGAAGTAGCCGTGTGTGCTAATTCCACGTGTCAAGGTGCTTGGATTGTCAACAGACAAAATGCCTTTTTGTTCCTCGTAAATCTCGAAACCGATGTCTTTCATGATGACCATTGTCTTGGCAGCAAAATTGTTGTCAACAACCATTTGCAAACCAAGTGGGCCAGTGTTAGTCCACGATGTCACCGATGCTTGACCGAGTGTGTTTTGACCAGCAAGGCCCGGGCCATTGACGTAACCAAAAATTGGTCGGCCAGCGGTGTCAACGAGCTGTTGCACTGCACCCCATGTGTCTGGGCTAACAAACATGTGCGTTGGCAAATAGTTTGTTGCGTTCAGTGTGACGATTGCTGCGTCGTAGATTGACTTCAACAAGTCGGTCACTGACAAGTCCCACACGCCTGCCGATGTTGCAGCGGTCAACAAGTTGTCTGCTGCTTCGTTGTCGGTGGCAATCATGTATTCGCCAAGCATGTCGTTGATAACGATTTGCAGTGCGGCTGGGTCTGTGAAGTCGATTGTCTGGTAACTGATGTTTTGGTATGCAGCAAACGTCTTTTTTGTGACAGTGTTGTTTGCCACGACCATTGTTGTTGCTGATGCTGCTGAACCTTCAGTTTGTGCCGCTGCACTTGTGTGCGTTGTGATTGTTGGGCGGTTAAACGTTGCTGACGGTGTTGACGGCATAGCGCGTGCGCCCAATGCGTTTACAACTGGTCGCATGAAATTGAGGTCTTGGAATACTGGCCCCAGCTCGACTTGTGTCAACAAGCCCGGCACGCTGGTAAGAAATTCGTCGCCAGCTGCGGCTTTAACTGTTGGCACTTTGTGGTAGTCGTTGTAATCCTTGAAATTTTGTTGTGCTTTCACCCATGCGTCGCCGCCCTGATGAAATGATGCGATGTAATCCCAACGTGACATCAAACGTGGTTCACGCTTTACTGATGCGGTGATTGGTTCTGTTGGAATGATTATTTCTGGTGCTGCTACTTCGCTCATGGTGTCCTGCTCCTGTGTAGGTTCTGTTTCTATAATACTTATTTCTTGCTCGTCTTGGTGGATACTCGCCGCCACTTGTGTGATAACGCTTCCCTCAAATGCTGGTTGGCTGACCAGCGATAATTCTTGCCATTTTGCTGACTCGATGACCATTACGCCGTTGTCGTCGTGCCATTTGACTGGCTGTACGCCAACGCTGACCGCGTCAATTGTGCCGTCGCTAGCCAAAATCATGGCTTCATCGCCCAAACGGGTTGCCGACACTTTGGCCACAAATAGCATTGCGTCTGGCGTGTCAAGGCGTTCGGTGACTTGGCCAATGATTTGGGTTGAGTCGTGCTGCATGTAGAGTTTCGGGTTTTTGCCTTCGGCCGACAATGAGCCGGCCATAAATCGCACTTGTGTGCCGTCGGAAACTGTGGCGGTTTTGCCGTACTCGACTGCTACGCCAGAGATTTGGCGACGTGGCGCGTCGCCTGCGGCTGCGTCAACGGTAAATGTGGTTTCTGGTATGAGTCTAATCATGACGGTGATGTTACTCCCATTGGGCTAGTTACTTCTGGCATTTGAGTTTGGTTGTATTCGGTACTTAAATAATCCTCATAATCGAATTCAACAAAAGTACCATTTGGCAAAATGTTGTTCATGCTCAATGTTGAGGTGATGCACTCGGCGTATGCTTTTGCGCCAAATGTCCACAAGTCGGCGCGCGCACCGTCGTTTGAAACATAACTGTAACTTCCTACGTCACATCCAACAAGGTAAAAAGGCACGTTACAAATGCGTGCCATTTCTTTGGCTTGAAATTCGGCAGAGTCGATGAGCAACATTTTGTCTGGGCTAGTTGCAGTTTCGGTGTATGTCAAATATTCGTTCAGTGCGGCGGTCTGATTGGTGGCGCGTGCAGCGTTAAACGCGGATGCTAAATCGGCTAATTCTTGACCCGATAATGGCTCGCCACCTGTCTGTTTTAGTACGCCAGCTGGGATGCTTGATGCGCTGTTGCGGTAACGTGCCGCTTCAAGTTTGAGAGCTGTGCCAACTGATTGCGTTGACATTGACGTGATGCCTTGAATAGGCGACAAAAATTGCACAACATTATTTGGGTCTAACTGGTTGCCATTAAAATAGATTTCTTTTGACGGCCCAAACCACACCGGGCCAACCATGTCAGTTGTTGAAATTGACCCCATTGGCAAACGTTGAAATGATGCTGGATAGCCGTCTGCGGTGCGTGACGTGATGTACCACATTGCTCGACCGTAAAAAAATAAATCGTCAAATGTCCACGACAAAATAAAGTTGTTTGGTACGGCTGGGTCAATGCGACGCAACCAACTGCGTGGCGCAATATGTATTTGCATCATTTCTTCGTCTAATTCGTTCCAAACTTCGTTGTACATTCGCAAACTTAGACAGCCGATAACTGATGCGATTAAATCGCGCGCACGGCTTATTGTTGGCACACTCATGCAACGGTTGCGTGCTTCGCCTTCGGTAAAATTGTAATACGACGCTAATGCTTGGCTTACAGCGCCGCCAGACGCGGCCGCTTTTGCTGGCGGTGGAGACACTGCCGCTTTAGTAACTACACGATTAAAAATGGCCATGTTTCTAGTGTGTCACAATCTGCGCGGTTTGTGGTGGCATCGAGGCGGTTTGCAGTGCGGTATCCCGACGATAGGCAGGCCAACGCCCCGATGCCGACATAAGCGTAGTGCCTATACAACTACAAGCATTGGTTTGCCAGATGATGTTGGGCGACTGGTTAACGCTGCCGCCCACACCATGCACCGTGCCAGCTCAATAGGGCCGGGTGACCGTTGGCTAGATAGCGCAATGCTGTTTTGTGAGCGAACGGCAACCGCACGGCTGACGTGTTCGGCTAGTTGTGTTGAGCCGTCGTGCCACAACAGTTTTTCGTTAATCATGTTTTTGACTGACGGCGTAAATTTAAGTATTTCGCCGTAGCCAACGATGATGCGTCGGCGTTCTAGGGATAGCGGCCAGTGGTTATCTACGGTCGGTGTGATAGCGAATTTGATTGTGGGGTTGGCGCATAGGCGCTCGACGTGGCTTAACATTTCGCTAAATGTGTCCGCCACAAACTCGACGGTGGCTACGGTGCGTCGGTCTGGTAGCGCTACACATCTGACCGCAAAATAGCGTGTGTCATCCAAACTGGTTTCTATGGCTACCGTTCCGCCGTCTGGCATTTCGCCGTCGTATTCGAGCGCTGGCCATTGACCCGGCTGTATCCACGACTTATCTGACGCGACCCACAAGTTACAACTAGCCCGTAAAAACGATGCGCGGTCAGGGTTTTCCGACTCTGCTTGTAACGTGGCGGCCGTCAATGTGATGCCCAACGCAGGGTTGCCATACGCCCACGCCTCTGGGGTCATCGGGTTAATGTCTGGTGGCGGTGACCATTCGGCAAAATAAAACGCTGCGTTTTTACCTGTGTCAATGGCACGCAAACCCTGCTCACGCCAACGCAACATAGCGGTACTGGCTTCAGTGCCAGCGGTTGACCACATGCTTAACAACGGTGACACTTGGGCACGTTGAGCTGGCAACAAACCGCCGTCAATCACTTCGCGCGTAATATCCCACATTTCATCGGCTACAACCAAACTTGGGCTAGTGCCGTGACCCACAGAATTGTTGGCGGCACGCACAAGCCAAGTAGAGCCGTCTGGCATTGTCACTCGATTACGGCCATACGACTTCATCAGTGTTGCGCCAAACCGCTTTTCTAACACTGGCGACAATTCATCAAACAACATGACCGCCAAATCAAGGCGATGCGCGGTAGATAACACAGTTTGTTTTTTGCCACGTATTTTTGGCATCTCTGTAAGCCACCAACCAACCAGCGCCATAAGAGCTGTTGTCTTACCGCACTGCCGCGCCGTAGAAACAAGACTGACCCGGTTAATTAACTCAAAATTTGCGTCATAAAGTAACTGACCGTCAAGCGCCGTGTATTGCCAATCCATTAACTCAACGCCCATGTACTCCCTGCACCATTCCCTAACATTTGGCGCAAACGAACCCACATGGTCTGGCCTCGAAGTTTCCAATCTTGGCTGTGCGTGGCCAGTTACCTCCAGTTGGGGCTGGTTAGGGCTGGTTGGGATAGACAAGAC